GGCGTAGTTTCGTTGGAGGATTTTGTCATATTCTAAATAGTATTCGATTGTTTTACAAGCGTGTAACACTGTTGTATGGTCTTTTATTAATATCCGACCTATTGCAACTACTTTCATTCCGTAGTGAAAGCGTAGGATGTAGCAAAATAAATGTCGAGGTGCGGTGTATTCCATCTTACGAGAGTTGCTCAATACCATTGCAGGGGTTGTGTTGTACACTTTGCAAATCTCCGCTAATACAATCTCCCAATCTTCAAGTTTTTTCGTGTACTTGATTTTGGGGTAAAGAATCTCGTGTCTGAGTTCTGCCAACTTGTCTTCGTACATCTTACGCATACGTTCCATTTTTGATTGTAATGACTTGTTTTGTTTTTCAAGGTCATAGATTTTCTGATAAGGGTTTTCCATTTTAAAATAGTTTTGCTTGTGTTGTTGGTTGATAAGAAGCATCATAGCGTTGATTGTCACCTTTTGGATATGGTTGTGATTGATGCCTTAATGCTTTGATGAATTTTTGTCTTTGTGTTTTACTTCCTAAGAAGTAAACGTATCTATGTTTTGGTTCACGTTCTACTTGATATAATCTATCTCCATATTTTTCTTTTAGTAGTTGTATTCGATTAGGAGTAAATGCAAATTCATCCATTAAAGTGCGTGAGTGTTTATCTTCTTCGCCTTTTATCTTCCAATCCTTTTGTGTATGTGATAAACCTAAATAAATAAAATTAGTAGATTGATAAATATATCCGTTATGACCTTGTGATTTATCGGCATAGGAAACAATAATTAAAGGTTTCGGTAATTGTCTTAAACATTGTGCCACAAAATAACTGGTCATGTTTTTCTCGTGGTTGTCGTTTACAATCAATCTGTTTAACTCATATACTAAATGTTCGTATTCTTCACCGCATACACTTCGTTTCATAGTCAAAGGAACTGCATTGCCAAAGGAACATATCCCAATTAAAATATTATTGTCATATAAACCAAAACAATAGGTGATTGATGGCAACCTTTTTAAATAGTGTTTTTTTAAAAACCACTCTTTGCAATCTTGGTAATCTATTGGTTTAACTTGATAATTCATTTTTTACCTCCCATTTTTCAAGTTGATTTTTTACAACTAACTTTATTTCATTTATTTTTGATACTGGACATCTAAATGCAATTGTTTTAGTAGGCTCACTATATTTAGGTTTAGCACCTGCATTTATGCGAATGCCTCCTCGATTATCTTTTTTATTCATTACTATAATATTTAAAAGGGTGCAATTAAGCACCCTGTTTAGATAATCTTTTTAAACACTTTTCACAATTAATATGTGATTCATTTTTTATTAGTCTCTCTTGACCACGTTTATATGATGTTCCACATACAGGTATCATGCTTACCATATCTTGACCATTAATGTTATATCTAACAATACGAATTTTATGGACTATGTTGTTATGTGCAATATATCCGTTAGCCATTGATACATTTGTGTCATTTGTTCTTTCTATTGTTTTTTTCATTGTTTCCATGATTCAAATCTACAACCTTTTTTTGAATATGCAAACTTTTTCAAAAATATTTTTAATTTATTTTTCTCTGTAATATGTTCGTGATGGTATAAATTCAGTCTCAATCATTCCTACCTCTCCGTGTCTGTTCTTTGCAACTATCAATTCACTATCCTCAATATCGAGTAATTGCCTATCGTAGTAGTTTTGACGGAATGGAAATAAGATAACGTCTGCATCTTGTTCTATACTTCCACTCTCTCTAATGTCGGATAGCATAGGACGTTTGTCTGAGCGTTCCTCGCACTTCCGTGATAACTGAGCCAATGCAATAACCGTTATGTCTAATTCTTTCGCTAATACTTTGAGGTTTCTGCTAATGTCGGATATCTCTTGCTCTCTGTTCTGTTTGTTTCCCTTAATCAATTGTAAATAGTCGATAACCAATACATCCAATCCGAACTTGGCTTTGTGGATTTTCACCTTTGATTTAATGGTGTTAATATCAACTATCGCCTCATCGTCAATATGGAATACATTGTCATCGTTTACAATAGCAACCGCTAATGTTTCAATATCTCGTTTGTCCAAGTTACCCGAACGAATCTTTCCATTGGTTACTGACGAAATCAAACTCATATACCGCTTGGCTATTTGCTCGTTTGACATTTCCAATGATAAAAACAAACACTTTGAACCAAGTTTTGCAGCATTCAAAATAAAGGTTAATGCGATTGAAGTCTTACCCGAACCTGGTCTTCCTGCTATAATTACTACATCGCCCTTATTCCATCCACCTATAACCCTATCCAATCGTTGCCATCCCGTCGGTCTACCATTAATTGAATCCCCTCTCTCGATTGCTGACACCATTTCGTCAAACGTCTTAGCGGCTACCTTATTCATCGCAATTGACTCTTTGGCGTGTACTATCATCGCTTCCTCGACATATTGCGTTAAATCGTCTGTAATAGCCTTTAAATCGCGTGTTAAGTCTAATCCACCTAACTTATCTACTAATTGACGTTTAAGTGATACCGCTTGGAGTTGTTTAATATGCGGTTCAATTTCTCCCGTACCCATAACAGAGTTTAGAATCATTGATACCTCGTAGGCTTTCTCTTGTCCGATGTGGTTAACAATCTCGTATAAACCGAATGGTTGGTTCTGCAAGTACAAAAATTGCATTGCTTGGATTATTTGTTGGTGTAGTGGGTTAGTAAACCAATTACCCTTAATTCGGGGTAGATAAACATAGTTCTTTTCGTAGAACATTATGTTGCTAACGATGTGTAGTTCTAAATTCATAATACTCTATAATTGTTGTTAATGGTTTGTATAGGTTGTTGGTTCTTCTTCCAAGTAATTACCGCTGCTTTCCAATTCTTCATTGGGTTACGTCCTACTTTCCACCCTACTGCTTCATAGTAGTTATAAAAGCGTTCGGATTCATCGTTCATTCTTTGCTCTAACATATACTCTCTTATTTGGTCTTGTGTGGGTTTTGTGAAGCGTGTTGTTTCTTTTTTCACATTACTACTATCTTTTACATTTACATTAACACTATCACTTACACTAACACTATCAGGTTTTTTGGGTTTTTCTAAAAAGGCTTGGGTTTCTTGGGTTTCTTTGGGTTTTAATGGTCTACCACCTTTACTACCATTAAGTTTCTGTTTATCAATATATTCCTCCCATCGTTGCAAATCTCGTTTTAAACATTGCTTAATCGGTTCAAAAGCAATATTGATAATCAAATCCTCGCTTATTGGATTTTCGTCATTCACATATTGGAATATGTGCTTAATTAATTTACCTGCGTACTCATCAGGTAGTTGCTCAAATACGCCTTTTTGGTCTGCGTAGAGAATGAATGATTTTTTATTTTTTGCCATAAAAAAAGCCCATCAGATTTGAGGCGGTAAGAGCGCACACAAACCTAACAGGCAATATCTTTTTAACTGTCGGATTCTCTTACAATCCAGTTAATGATTCAAATATAGGTATTTATTTCTTATTCTCCAACTTCATAAATCCTATTTCTTCGCTGCTATTTTGGCGATTGATGAACTGAATCTCAACCTTTGCCGTGTTGACAATGACTTGTGCTACTTCGCTAATAGCCTTAGCGGTGTTTACATCAATCTCTTTGTCTTTCAGCATCTCAATCGTTTCAAATAGATGGTTGCGTAAGTCATCAATTTTGTTGCGTGGCATATCGTTTCTCCCTTTCTTTTATGTTTTTCTTCAATCGTGATAATTGACTGGTAATTGCTCGGATATTATCAGGTCACATATTAACCATTGTTTCATTTGTCTTTTGAATGCCTAATTCGTGTGCCTTAGTTCGTAGTGCTGGTACTTTACGATTGAATAGAGGAACTAAATCTTTGGTATTGGTTATTGGGTATAGTTGCATGAATTTTTCTAAATCTTGCTTAGTCCATTTCATTATTCAATGCTTTAATCTCTTTAAAAATCTTGTCCAACAATTCTAATAAATACTTTTGATTGTAGTAAATTAGATTTGAATTAGTGTCGGTTTTAGTTTCGCCATCCTCGATGACAACTTCCGTGTGTTTGTGTTTAACTATTATTTTCATAGGTTTCAGTATAATATTCGTCTGCTAATCTTCCATTCTGTTTCAACATTGAGATACGTCCTTGTGTATAGGCTTCCATAATCGCTTGTTTAAAATGGTCTGTTCGTGTAGATAATAGATAATAATACAAGTGGTCGGCTTTATGCTCCTCTTTAAATTCACCGACTAAGTCTCCATCTTTCCAAACGCGATAAACTTCAACATTGTTAACGATGGATTGGTGTTTGTAGATTATACTCATAGTTGACCTCCTCGATACATTCTATTAGCCTCTTTCTTCCAATGCTTAGTGACTTGATTAAAATTGGCAATTGGTTGGTCTTTCTCGAACTGATAAGGTTGTGCCTCTGGTAGTTCAATTTTAGTCGTTAACTTCTTCCAAGCCTTGTGCATTAGAAATGCAACGGGTAGGCTGATTGGGTACAAGATTAAAAATTCTATAGGAGATTTACGCCATCTCCATATTTTACTTCATTACGTTCTGCGATGCTTTCGTATATTGGTTGTGGGTTATTATCCCAAACTTTACCTTTAAGGTTGCAATACGATTTTACAATAGTTTCAGCAACTTCATCAGTTATAAACAAACACATTTGACCACCTTCACCATCAGTTGTTTCTTCATATTCAAAAAATGGTAATAAAGCAGATTTTGAAAAATAACCACCTTTAGTAAGGTGTTGAATTAAATACTCATTATCTCCAATAAACAACTTTGAATTATTGATGTCTATTATACCATCCTTTTTTTTGTAGTACAAGATTACGCTATTCATATCTTTTGTTTTCTTATTTGTTGATTCAAAAGTACAGATAAGTTTTGATATTGCAATAGTTGCTTTCAATTTATTTTCACTTTTATTTACGTTTTTTAGTAAACGGACAATTTCCTTAGTGAATGATACTATTTAACATCAAACCTGCGTGGTATAGTTTCTCTTCTACTTCCTCTCGGATATCTTCCAACTCAATTACGGATGTAAATAGTTTGTGAGATTCAGGCATACGAGGGTCATACGACACAAAGATTCCGTATTCGGTCTGAGTACATAGCATCCCAAATTGCATTTGCCAGTAGTACTCGGGGTGGTTATCCTTTAAACTTTCTGCATCGGTAATTGTGGCATTCCGTAGGTGAACAGCTGAATTGAACGGACACTTAATCTCGATAATAGAATCTTCACCTAAACCATCGGGAGAAAATCCGCTTATTTCGTTGAACTCGATGAAGGTGAATGTTTCACCTCCATAATATGTGTACTCTTTAAAGTCTTGTGCTGCGAAAGTATCAAAGGCTTGACGTTCGTAGTTCTTACCCCATTCTAAAGCACGTCCGAAGATTTCGGGTTGAATACCTGTAAGGATAACTCCTGCTTTTTCGTATACGTAGGATTTAGCCGTTTCACTTAGGTACTCCGACTTATTACGAGGTTTGCCCATTAGTTTATAGATTTCGCTGCCTGTAAAGCGTGATTGTCGTAATTGCAACCACGCTTCTTCTGTTAAGTTTGTAGATATCATATCTGTTCCTCAATCATTCATTTAACCGCCTTTAAAATAGTCAAGTGTTCGGACTTGAGTTGATATTTCTTTAAAATATCCTCAATCGCTCCACCACCTTTGATGTGTTCTACCGCTTTTTCCCATTGCGTCATTGCAGGGTTAATAAATGGTTTCTCTTGTGGTTTTGCTTCTACCTTATTACGTTGCATCGCTTTTTCTCCGTCATCGTCTTCATCAATGTTCAACCCAAGAATAGAACCAAGTGCATACCTACGAGCGTACGTAATAGCCGAACCCATTGCTTGAGGGTCGTTTGTTTTTACCACTGGCATACAATAGGTTGCTTCTATCCACTCTCCGCTATCGTGCATAAGAATGGTTGTTAAACAATCTGCATCGGGTAATTGACAGAACGACAACCCTGCATCTGCTAATGGTTTTTGGATAACGTCTAAGATGTTCGCAAGTGACGCATACTTAGATTTAAAGAACGGATTAGCTGCTTCCTTTTTAACTTTGCCAATGTTGGCTTGGAACTTGCACAATGCTGCTGCAAGATTCGCAATTGATTCTGATTTATTCATAGTTGTATGGTGTTAATTTTCCTGACATCCACCCCAAATAAAGGTGACACACAAAAGTATCGTGATACTCTTTGTGAAATTGCTCAAAGTCAAACCAATTTTCAAAGTCTATGCAATCCTCAAAAGGTACTGCCGTAGATTTATAATATTGGTTAACTAATGAATCATCTAATCCAACGAGATAAGCCTCTACATCGGATTTTCTAAAGTAATACTGAACGGAGTGATAGTCTAATACTATATCATTCTCCAAAACTGCTACCCACTTCATTTTCTCTAATTAATTTGTAAGCCGTTGATAATACTGTCTTTGCGTTTTTTTGGTAGATATCTCCGTGGAAGTATCTACGAATGGTTGGTAAACTCAACCCTGTTCTGTGCTGAATGTCCTTGTAAATGCCGTGATAACGCTTTTTAAGGATTTCTTCTCTGATTTGTTCTATTGTCATAGTGAAAGCAAAGATAAAACTAAACTTTCAATTATGCAAATTTATTGTTTAATATCAAGAGAAAAAATAATATTCCCCAACTGAGACGCTAATTCGTTTGCAAGTTCTTGTTGGAGTGATTCCGTGAATGAATCTTCGATAAAGTGTTTGCCTTTGTAACCGCGTCTGTGGATTTTACGAGCAATTGCACGGGCTAATGTATCGTAGGAAACACCTTTGTTTGGTTTGATTCCTTTAAACGACATCC